AGTTAATCGTTTTAATGTAATACGATTTTTTAGTTTTCCAGGATTCATTATATATACATTGATCTATACGAACTTAATATGTTTTTAACAGATGTAGGTATTTCGACTTGCCCAAATCTTGAACCCCCTTCAAACACATCGCTTCTATTGTCATAATAAGTTGCTGTTAATTGCAATATAGCTTGTATTAATAAACTATCATCTAACCCACTAGTAACATATGTTACTTTAACCTTTTCTGATGCGCCCCCATCCAATTCTATGGTTTCATTATCTAACCCTAGCATTGTATAATCGGTACTAGCTGTTCCGTCAAGTGTAACACTACTAATACTAGATACAGGCGCAAAGGGTAAATCGAAAACACCATTAGTTGAATCCAAATAATACGTTCTATTTTTAGCAACAATATCACGACTTATATAGTTCTCACACCATATACGTGCTTGTGTTATCATTCTAACAATTAACGCATCATCCGCTGAAGTATCAATTCTAGCATACAATTTAACGTCAGCTGTGGTAACAATTTCAGATCCTGTTGTTGAATTAATCTTAACTTGTCGCATCGTCTTTAGTTTCTACTGATTTTTTTTTTAATTCTTTAGTTTCTCTTTTTAGCTTTGCTTCTTTTGAAGCCCAACCTTTATTTAAAAAAACTTGAACCTTTTCGTCTGGCACGTTTATATCGTCACCAGCTTCATAATTTTTTCCCTTGTTTGTCAAAGGCACTAATACTTTTAATTTCATAATATTATTTTTTGTAAAGATAAAAAAAAAGTGTCACAATATTTTGCGACACTTTTAATTAATGAAAACAATAAAATTAAACAATAACTGCAAAGTTATTAAAATTTTTTGAATATTTACCATTACGTGTAAATTTAAAAGCACTATTGCTACCAGTGTTTTTTATAATAAAGAATCCATTGAAAACTTGTACCCAAATTGCAAAGTAATCAACCTCATTTAATTTATAATATCTATTTGTAGTGTGAAGGGTTACATGAATACCACGTGGAACAACTGGTTTTGCAGTTGATTTGATTTGAATTTTTTTTAGATCGCCATTTGGTAATTCTAAAATACAATCGTAGGGTGATGCATCTAATAGTGGCATTGATACACGAAGATTATTTTTCATTGCCATAACAGCAAATCTATATTCAGCTGTACATCCTAGTAAATTACCATTCACGCTTAAAGATACAAAAAACCACGCAAATTATTTACGTGGCTTTCATGGACTAAAAAATAAACTAAAAAAACTACTTATTGTTTTTCATTTGCCATTAGTAAACTCATAAAGATTATAAATAGAAATACAAATCCTAATACGTCTTTAAATAAATATAATTGGCGTAATGAGAATAACAAAAAAGCAATACTTAAAAATATTTTTATTTTATTATTGTTCATCTATTAAAAAATGCTAACATTACAACTGTCATTGCCAGTAAAAATATTACCGCCCATTGTAATGTTTTTAATACATGGGCTTTTGCCAATGCCATTTCTTTTTTATCCTTTTCTATTTTAACTAATTGATTATAATAAATTATACAATCGTTTTTTTGTTTGTGAGTTAGATACCTAAAAGGTTTTTCGTTATATCTTTTTTTAGCGATATTATCTAACATTAGTGGTATGTGATTTTCCATTTTATTTGTTTTAAGTTATTATTGATTTAAAGTAATTTTCAAGTTCAACACACGCTTTATCATACGCCATATCAAAATCGCCTTTTAAATCCCTAAGGACATCAGCTTTAAGAAGTGGATTTAATTTTTTAAATCTTTTGCTCTCTTTCATAGATGCTTCACCATAATCTAAATCTATTACTATTTTTAAAAGTTTCTTTGATTCCATTTATTAATTATTTTACTAATATCCCATATTACTAAAAACTCTTGACATTTTATTATGTCTGTTTATAGCTTTTTGTTGTACTTCTTTTTTTGTGTAGTGTTTTTCACGAGATAACCAGTTCTTACGATCTTTTATATATCGTTTTTCTTTTTTATATTGTCTAACCCATTCCTGTACTTCTTTTTTTGTTTTTGCATAAAAGTATATACAATAAGCATTCATTAAAGAGTAGTTAGCTTGTATTGATTCTTTAGGTGCATATTGTATTCTACGCACCCATTGTTGTGAATAACTATTTTTTCTTATAGTTACTTTTAAAGGATATTTAATTTTCATTTTATTGTTTTTTAATTATTAATTATTTTTTAGGGTTTCGTAGAGCGTTTTGAAATAAATTCCTGTCCTATTTCTTTTAAGAGTTCTCGACATTGCTGTTAATGACCCCCCTATATTTTTATTTTATATTATTAATTATTGATCTTAATTCCATTGCTGTATCTTCATACTCTTTTAGCAAACTAGAATTTTCCCTTGTTGCGCCTTTTGACTTTAACATTGATACATAATTATCGCATCTACTTAATGTCGCTTTTAAATCTTTTAATTGAGTATTGTCGCTAGATTCCCAGTAAGGATATTTAATTTTCATTTTATTGTTTTTAGTTATTATTTATTTATATTCCAGAACACCCATTTGATATTCTGATTTCTTTTCTAGTTTTTTCGCATTGTTGGTTACTTACTTTCCTCATTACATTCGAAAGGTTTTTTTGATGTCTTTCACTCATATCACATAAAGCCAAATCACAAGCGTAATGAATTAATGCTAATTCTTGTTTTGTTAGTTCTATTTTCATTTTGTTTGTTTTTAGTTATTATACATCAAAAGTAATAAAATATTTTCTATTTTATACTATAATTTAAAAAAAATTTTCAATTATTTTTTGCCAACGGATAAGATAGAGTATAAAAAAAGGCGCTAAATAGCGCCCTTTTTATATAGAAAAACTACAATTATGATGCAGTTAGTGCTGTAATTGCAGAACTAAATGTACCATTAACGATACCATTAGGTAAATAAGTTGCAAGTGCAACTCTTTCAACTGCTCTAACAGTTACGAAACCATCCCTCACATTTGTTCCATCTTGGCTAAAGAACTCAATAGATACATTATCTCTAACCCAAACTTGACACGAATTAGCGAAATCACCTACTAGGAATTTCCCAGCAGTCATATTCACATTCTGTACAACAGGTACACCCATAAAACTAGGCGAAAGACCTTGATAAACTTGGTCTTTAATATAGTTATTAGTAGTGTCTTTTGTTAACAAGATTTTGTGAAAATCAGTTGGATTTAAAAGAATATAATTTGGTCTATAATTGTTTAATGCCAGCTGATTAATAGTGGCAACTAAAACGTCAAACTCATTTGGCGCAGTAACAGCTTGATAAAATTTACCATTACTACTTTCATCAAAGTCACTAGATGAATTTAATAAACCTTTTAGATTTGGTGCAGAACCAGAACCACCTAATAATTGGTCATCTTCGACTTCCATTAATTTAGCTGGTACTCTATTAGATATATAACTAGATAATTGTGGTGTATCGGCTAACATTTCTTCACTTATTCTTAAATAAGTACCGATTTTCTCAATATTAACACTAGTCGCTGTCATATCGAAATCAGTTTGCCCAAATGTAGCACCTTCAGCTGTTGCTGCTGCACCATTTGAATAACCAGATTCCTCGACATACCTAACTACATCAGAGTTAGTTGAACCAACTGGCAACATTTGTCTAATGTTTTGTGGTCTATTTGGGTCATGGTAGTAACCAGGCACACGTTGTGCTGGAATAACCTCACCAGTAAAATCAGCTGCAACAGTCATGTCAGCTTTCACTTCAAAACTTGCTGCTCTTGAATTACCTTTTCTTAATGAATCAAGCGCACCATCATTGATGGCTTTGATTAACCTACTTTTAAATGACTTATTTTCTCTTTGAGTATTTAATGATTCAATAGATTTCTTATTAGAAACTTCCATTTCATCCATTCTCTCATTGAATTTTTGAGTAAGATTGTTTATTTCACCCTTTAGGGTTTCTTCAATCTTCCCATCGGCACGTGTCTGTACCTGTTCACTAGCTTTATCAATTTTTTCGTCAATTATATTGCCTAATTGATCAAGCTGTTTTTTTACATTTTCTTCCATTTTTTACGATTTTTTTAAGGAATTAATAAAATATTTATATACTTCAAAATCGTCTTTTTTACTTTCTACATTCGGCAAAGTGACTTCTTCAGTCGGCTTTGTGAACTCTATAAATAGAGATTTTAATTTCAAAATTTCGCCCTCAATAGCATATCCAAGTTCATCAGATATATTACCTTTGCGAATTATTTTGCATAGATTGTCGTAACGCTTTGATAATTTTTCAACATCTACATTGCCTTTAACATCCAAGATTTTAGCTTGATCATTTGCAGCTAATGTAACAGCGCTAACTTCATATAGTTTAACTTCACTTATTTCACGATATTCGCCTTTGTTTTCTTTTTGTATTGGCATAATACCAACACTATTTTCTGTTAAAATACCACCTTTCATTAGTTCAACAACATCTTTACCTAGTTGTGTTTTAGCGATTTCAGCTACAAACACCAATCCCTTTTCATCTTCGTACAACTCACGCATTTTACCAATAGGTTGATTCATGTCATGTTGATATAAATATTTTACACGCTCACCATTTTCTTTAATGGTTTTTGTGTAAGATCCTTTCATAATTATATCATTATCGGAATCTTTATTTCCGAAAAAAGAACCATAACCTTTAATGATTCCAGCGTATTCGTCAGCATCCAATAATTCACCTATTGGTGTTGACTTATATATAATAGTATTCATAATAAAAAATTTTTATAAATATACGAAATATTTAACTTTATATTAGTGGTGATCCACTCATGCCAAAACCAATACTTTCAAAGTCATCAATGGCAGATGCAGATTCAACTGGAAATGGTGCTACACTACATCTACAATTTATAACTTCATTAGCTGGTGCGCCTGGTTCACCAGGATATTGTATTTGATAACCCCCTACAAAAAATGGGTCATTATAGTTAACAACTTGTCCATCAGCTTCAGCGTGTGTATCTCTAGTTCTATCATCAAAAGATGCTATCCATTCTTTTTTCATTTCATCACCAGGAAATACAGTTAATGCGCTTTGCATTGTGCCAAAGTTAGCAGCATTAGTGGCTTCGGTTCTAACTACTCTTTCGGCTTGAAATTGTGCGTAATGATTAAACTTCCTTCTTAATATTACCGCTTGTTGTGGCACACCTAACATCATAAATTCTGGATCTGTTAAAAAAGTTTCAACAATTCGCATAAATGTTTTCCTTGCAGTATTTGAAACCATGATTGCCCTAGCAGCACCGACTTGACCGCCATAATTAAAAAATCGTTCTTCCCAAAACACCTCATAATCAGTTATAGATAGTGTTTTTTTTATGTATTTTTTGTAGTTTCTAACATACCATTTAGCAAAACGCATTCCAACATTCTTATATAATTGCTTATATAATCCAATGAAATCTGTCATTTTAAATATAAAACTTGGTTGTGTTTGTCTATTTCTTAAAAATAAATCAATAGCAATGTTGTATTGTTTTTTGTAGAATCTCTTTACTATAACAATGTTTTGGCGTTCTGCAATATGCATTTGTTTTTCAAACGCCCTTTGCCAATTATCTCTTTGCTTTAACATATTCCTGGTGTGTTTTAAAAGGCATATAATATCCAGCTATTTTATGACTGCCTTCACCACCCAGTTCTATGGCACGTGCTTCAGCTAATTTTTTTGTTTTAAATAAATCCTTTTTAGCTTCTATATCTACCAATTCTTTTTTCTTCTTTTCTTTTTTTGGTGCTTTTATTTCTTCTGCTTCTTTTACTAAAAATTTAGATACATCAATATCTACTGGCTCATTAATAACATCTTCAAAATCATTTTCAACACCATTAATTGGTAGTAAATTAGCTGGAATATAATAATCATTCATTGCTTCGTCATCTTCAACTTCACCATAACTCATTGCCATACGTTTTTCATTTGGTGTTAGCCACCACGACTTTGACATTTGTTCAACTACCTTGTCGGTTTCTTCTTGAAGTTCTGGTATTACACTAAAATCAAAATCAATACATAACTTGTCGCCATACTTTGGTGTCAACCACCTATTTAATTCATCACGTATTTTACATAATTCAGGAATAACAGCATTTTGATACAATGCTTTTTTTGCTTCCTTCATGTTGTTGTAAGTGCTTGAATCAGTGTTGTTTAGTAGTTGTACAGGCACATTATATATGTTACATAAATCTTTAATAGATGTATTGTATTGTTCTATTAATGATAAATCACTAGCGCTTAAACCAAAATTAACCCATGATAATTTTTTTGGTGTTATAATTATATCACCAGCATTGTTAGAACCTTGATGTGCAGATCTGAATTTGTCTTTTAATTGTTGCGCTTGTACTTCATTCAAATCGCCTTCTTCAGACATCAACACACCACGTGCTGTTTGATTTTGCAGATATTTTACGCCTGTTTGAACTGCTTCGTTGTTGGTAGTTAGAGATCGCAGCCCAGCACGTAGTGGTGATTGCCCATACAAGTGTGTGCCAGTTCCATCGTAATAGGGGTTAAAATCTTTAATGTGACATATTTGTTCAGCTGGTATATCGAAATTACCATTGTATTGTATTTTATATTTTTCTACTGGTTGCATAATACCACCGCTTATTATTTCCATTATTTGTGAAGGCATCACATACATTTCTTTGTATTTACCTACATTTCTGCCAGTTTCAGGCGCTATTCCATAAATATATCTATTGCCAGTTAATTTACCAAATGCTATTAACTCACTAATAAACGTATTCCATGATTGTGCTGGATTTGGTCTATCTAATAATTTGTGTAATTCAGTATCTTCTATTTCTGACAATGAGCGTTTACGTAATATGTTGGATTTTTGAATAACGCCATAATCATAAACACCACTAGTTAATGCCTTATATCGTTTGTAATCAGCTTTGTTATCTATTTCATAAACTTGAAATGGTATTGTAGTTGCAGCTTTGGTTATAATGTTAATTAACGAATAGATCGTTGCGTTTTTTCTATATCCTTCATTAATATATGAATCGTCATTGTCAGTATTCCACACAACACTTTCACCTAGCCAATTATAAATAGCTTTGTTGTATTCTAGTGACGTTTTTTGATCGTTTTTTGATAATAAGGATTTCAGTCGGTCAAAGATTGATGCCATAGTAATATTCCTATAATAATTTTTTTGTAAAAATACAAAATTTTAAAGTAATTAAACTACAAAGAAATTTTTCAACAAATTTCGCTCTATTGCATAACTAGTTACATCAATATGTTCATCGTGTTTTGCATTAGGAAACGTACCCACTTGTTGTAAATATGCATCATTCCAATGGTCTTTAACAAGGTAAACACGACCCCCTTCAATGAATGGTGACGATGCTCTAGCACGTTCTATTTTAGAATATCTAACAAAATCTGTTTTTATTTCACTTACATTATAGTTAGTTTCACGCCTCAATAATTGAACCAAAGATTTGCCTGATGCTTTTGGTTCTACTAATATTAATTTAATATCAACACCACATCCTTTAATAAAATTTGTAATAAATGTTTTTAATTCTGGCATTTCTAAATACTTATCAATGCTTTTAAGCACATATAGATTATCATTTGATTTGCCGCTAATTTGTATTCCAGTTGGATCGTTTCTAGTGTCTTTTGTGTATGCACCATCAACATACATTTCCCATTGCACATCGCTAGGTAATTCGGCTTTATTAATAATATTAAACCAATCTTTACGCCATTCACCGCCTTCTTCAGGCGCTGGTTCTTGCATATATTGACCACTAAATGTAAACCTATCTGCTTGTCTTATATTCTCTAACTCTTTAAATGAATGCTTACTAGACCATAATGGTTTGTTGTTTTTATCTATTGCTGGTAGTTTTAAATGATACCATTGTTCACCGCTATTGCCATCTAATAAAAACCCACTCAAATCATCTTCATGAAGTCGTTGCATTATAACTATAATAGGCACACTTCTATCATTAACCCTAGATCGAATAGTAGTGTTGTATCTATTGTTAATAAATTTTCTTCTAACATCACTAACAGCATCATCTGGCTTTAATGGATCATCAATAATTATAGCACCCCCATTACCAGCACCAAATCCAGTTATAGCGCCACCACTAGCAGTAGCATACACACCACCCCCTTGAATAGTGTACCATTTCTTTTGGCTTTGACTATCTTTTTTTAATTGCATATTCCATAACCTTTGGTAGGAATCGCTTTGAATATATTCTCTAGTTTGAGAACTATTATCAAGGGCTAATGCATCACTATAAGATAAATGAATAAATCTAGCTTTAGGATTCTTTGCTAAACACCAGGATATATACATTTTAACAGCTAATTCTGTCTTGCCATATCTAGGTGGTATATTAATAATTAAGCGCTTTATTTCGCCTTTATGTACCTTCTCTAATACATTGGATAGCGTTTCATGAAATTGAGCCACCTCAAATTTAACACCAAAACTCTCTTTAAATATATATCTGGTGAAAAATAAAAGAGAATCCTCGCATTTCTCTTTAATAATGCCGCTAATATTCGCCATTTAGTATTTCGTCAATTTTCTTTTGGGCTTCAGGTGATAGTTTAGTTGTGCTTATATCTGCATCTACCTGTATGTTTTGACGTTCTATATATCCCCTTTTGCGCCCTCTTGTTTTTAATAGAAATATAGTTGCTGTTGTATTGCCTTCCATTATTTGTTGATGCAAATTGGTTTCAGCAAAATCTAACATTACATTTTCCAAATCTTCAACCTTTTGTTTGTATTCACTATCGGTTTTTAACCATTCATAATGAGTAGATCTGCAAATACCAACCATAATAGCAGCTGATGATACAACCCCCATTGTTTTTTCAAGGGCTTTAATCATTGCTTTTTTAAGTGTAGGATTTTGTCGTTTTCTTCCCATATTTTAACTATATTTTTTGTAAAGATACAAATATAATTCCCAAATTTTTTTATGCAGATCAACCTTTTTATATGTCTTTGGTGATACTTTTCGTTTATTTTTATTGACTATTTCAATTTTTGTACCACGCTTTGTGGGTAATGCACTAACGTATATGTCATTGTTAATGCACCATTGGATGGCTTTATAGTGTTCGCTAGTTAATGATATTTTTGGTGGTTGTTTTGGCAATTAGAAGGGTATATTAGTATCTTTTATTACTTCTAGTTTTTTATTTTCAACCCCTAATGCTTTATAAACACCACCATTATAGAAATCAGGTGCAATTTCAAAATTACCTAATTGCCCATTTTCTTTTCGTTTAACCTTTTCAATATATATTTTAATAACATCGCTTTTGTATTTTGATTTTTGTCCAATGCATCTATATACGATTAAACCATTATATGCTTTATTAAAAAAATCAGCACTACCAGAAATATCATACAATGTTGGTTTTTTATATGTACCCTCGATTGATTCAATTTTTCTAGGGTGCGCCACTAAAAAAAGATGTGTTTTTGTTTGTTGACAGAATTGTGTTATTTGTGATAATATTCTACCTACATAGGAATAATCACGTTGTGCAGAATGATCTAACATATTATAGGGATCAATTACACAAATATTAATACCTTTTTGAAATACTAATTCCCTAAATGCTTTTAAAATGCCTTTTAGGGTTAGATTTTCCAAATCAATTTTAATCCAATTAAAGTGATCCTGAATAAAATCTTTAGTGTTATTTAAGTCATCATTAGTACAATTTTTTTCATTTAATTTATTGGCTATTCTTTTTATATGTCCTTCATATGGAAATGATTCAGGTGAAAACATTGCACACCTAAAACCATAATGAGTTGCAAGATTGCAGCATATTTGATCAACAATATCAGATTTTCCACTATTCGGAATGCCCGTTACCACGCTCCATTCACCCAATGCTAATTTGAAGAAATTATCTGAATTACCCATTTTAATAGAATAATTTTTTATTCCCTTTTCATTAAAGTTTAATACATTTTTCCAAATATTATCAATATTTAAAACCCCTTCCAATGGAAAGTTTTTTGCTTTTTTGATTAAATCTCTTAATACTTCTTTACCTTCTTTAACAAGGGTTTCATTTGCATCTTTATAATCACCAAAATCAACGTATTTACATTTATAAAAACCAAAACGCCTTGCAAGTTCATTTCTTAATAACAACCCAGCTTCGTCATTATCGGTACATAATACAATGATTTTCTTATTTAAAAAATACTTATAACAATTATCTAGGTATTCTAATTTTTGATTGCCTTTTGATGCACCATTAGGCACACTACAAACGCTGTACATACCAGCTTCATGCATACTCAATGCATCTATTTCACCTTCAGTAATATATACAATATCTAATTTTTCTATATTATCAAGTCCATAAAATATCATTTCCGCACCTGAAACCATTTTAAAGTTTTTTTGCGAATCCCTATACTTTACATTCACTAATTTATTATCACGATAATAATTGAAATTAATTACACGTCTTTTTTTGTTGACTTGTGGCATATATTCTAATGATTCGCCTATTTTCCAATGCAGTAATGTGCTTTCACTAATGCATCTAGTGTCGAACCATTTTAATACACGATCATTTATGCCTGTGGATTCTTTGGGTGGTATGGCATAATCAATTCTGGTTGAAAATTTTGAAACGCTCCCAGCCCATCCACAGTTGTGGCAATTATATAGTCCTTTGTCCACATCAACAGATAAACATTCTTGTCTTTTGTTTTTTCTTGATTGAGAACATTTTGGGCATTTTGTTTTGAATTGACCATTTCTTTTTTTTAATGCAATACCTAAATTGCGTAGTTCACCTAAATTACTCATTGTTTATTGTTTATTGTTATAGCAAATATACTTATTTTATATTTCAAATATTTAACTCATTAAATTCTAATAATTTTGTTTTATTAAGCACATATGCTTCTACTTTAGTCATTCTTAAATTAGATTTTTTAAAGATCATTTCATTAGTAGCAAATCCTTCAAATCTATATTTAGGGTATTTACAACTAAACAATGCAAACAAATGACAACAACTCTTAGCATATTCTGGTATCATTAATGGGTTTTTTGGATTCCTATTTACTTTAACATCTATGGTTTTATTTTTATACATACAATCATAATTATCAGTACCTTTTATTTTACTAGTATTATGAATTTTAAAATCAGGGTGAATATTAAATTCTCTACAAAATATAAGTTCAGCGCCAAAACCAACAACATTTAATTCGGCATCTTGTTTATCAGCAACAGTACCATAACCATTCCAACCTGTGTTTTCTTTATTTTTTTGTCTTTCATTTGCTACCAATTCAACAATCATTTTTTCTATTTTGTCTAATGTAAAAACTTGACCTTTTTTCATTTAATATCATTTATTTTATTTAACAATGTATCAATGTCGTTTTTAGATAGCATTGTTTTTAACATTTCAAAATCAATATCTCCATTAATTGTTTTTAGCCCAATAGATATATTGCCCAATGGATCATTATATTTATAGAACTTAATGGCGCTAGGTATTTTTCTTTTAATGCTATTAATATTATTTTTTTGTTTATACATAAATGCGTCAATATATCTAACGCCATCCCTATTATAATTTCTTAATTTAACTAAACTTAAAAAATTAGTTTCCCAAAAGGGATCATTTCTTAATTCTTTACATCTAATATACACTTCACGTAGATCATATTTATCCAGGCGTTGTACTTTATCTAATATATCCATCCATTTATTTATTGCTGCTTTTGTCTTGGGGCGATTTTTTTCAGGAAATAATTCAATAAAATAACC